CTAATAAGATATACTCTTAAGGGTAGCATCTTATTCAAAAGCACGTAGTTCCTAAGAAGATATACTATTAGGGGTAGTGTGGTTTAGGAAAGTGAGTTGCTATTCATTTGACTTATGATGGGTATTCATAACAACTATAAGTGAGTTACGAAGTAACTAACAAATAGGTATGAAATTAATTCATAGTAACTGCAGTTAGTTAAAGTAACTAACACAAGTGATCGAGGAGTGAGTGAACGAAGTGAACGAATAACGAGTGAATAGAGTAACCAGTAAGTTATTGAATCTAAAGGAATAGTAAAATAAATGAAAATAATGCTTGACAAATGGTAAAAAGTATGATATAATATTATTGTTCTTTCAAAAGTACATAAGGAACTTTACCGATAAATACATAAGTTATATATATACTTATACCTTATCGGTTAACTCCGAAAGTTACTTATAACTACAACCTTAATTTTTTCTTCGTCTTCTTTTAAGAGAAGATAAACGGGGATAGCTATGCCAGATGAAAATACAAAAAGAAAAAGGGGTAGACCTCCTCTATCGGAAGAAGAAAAGGCTCGTAGGAAAAAAGAAAGAGAAGTAGCCAAAAGAAATGGTAGACCTACTAAGGCTGAGTTAGCAGCTAAGAGAGCTGGTAATAGACCTGTAGGTAGACCACCCGGTGATAAAGCTATAATGGACGAGTACAAGGCCAGACTTTTAGCGTCACCTAAGTCTAGGTTAGTATTAGATACGATATTGGATGCAGCCTTAGATAACGAACATAAGAACCAGTCAGCAGCTTGGAAGTTATTAACGGAACGGTTAATGCCTATATCGTACTTCCAGAAAGACACAAACAGTACAGGTCGATCTAGTGTATCCATTACTATTTCGGGAGTAGGTGGTGATACTACTATCGTAGGTGAAGAACCTAATAATAATAATGATGATACTATAGATGGGGAGTATACAATAAGCGATGCCTAAATACGAACGAACATTCTTTGACAGGTTGGTTTCTGATACGGACGAAGGGTATGCTGACTTTGGTGAGGATCGAGAACTCACAGACGGTGCTGGTAACGTAGAGGAGAATGCTGCTTTTGATAGAGCTGTAGAACAGGCTGCCAGTCTACCCACAGAGAAGACAACCAATGTTGACTGGGGCTTTATACGTGAGCAGGAAGGGTTTAGAACAAAGCTATACGTACCTACAGATGAAGATGGCAAGGCCATAGAGCAGTCTGGAGTTACAGTTGGTTCTGGTGTTGACTTAGGGCAATGGAATAAGAAACAGTTTGAAGACCTTGGTGTTCCAGAAAGCACAATCAATAAACTGTTGCCTTACTTTGGTATACGTAAACAAGCTGCCATAGACTTACTAGCACTTAACCCACTAGAGTTAGGAAAGGAAGAGGCAGAAGAACTAACAGATATTATTAAACGTGATGCAGTGGCTAAGGTTGCCAAAAAATATAATGCAGCCAGTAACACAGACTTTGAAGACCTTCATCCAAAACTACAAACAGTGATCACCTCTGTGGCTTTTCAATACGGCGACTTAAAGGGTAAGGCTCCAAACTTCTGGAGACAGATTACAGGTGGGGATTTCAAAGCAGCATACAACAACCTAAGAAACTTTGAGGATGACTATGGCCCCCGTAGAGGTAGAGAGGCTGACTATATTAAGAATCTTATAGTACCTCCTCGTGGCTGAGTTAGATATACAACTCCTCCCTTGGCAGCAAGAGGTATGGAAATCACCAGTACGGTTTAAGGTTGTAGCAGCAGGTAGACGTTGTGGCAAGTCTAGACTGGCTGCTTGGTTACTTATCGTAAACGCACTACAGGCTGAGAAGGGTCATGTGTTCTACGTTGCTCCTACACAAGGGCAGGCACGAGACATTCTGTGGTCTACGTTGTTAGAGTTAGGTCATCCAGTTATTAAAAGCAGTCACATTAATAACCTACAGATCACTCTCGTTAACGGTGCTACCATCTCCCTAAAAGGAGCAGATCGACCAGAGACTATGCGTGGTGTCTCCTTAAAGTTCTTAGTGTTAGATGAATACGCAGATATGAAACAGTCTGTGTGGGAGCAGATCCTAAGACCAGCTCTAGCAGATCAGAAGGGTGGAGCTTTATTTATCGGTACACCTATGGGCCGTAACCACTTTTATGAACTCTATCAATCAGCAGGATCAGAACATGACGAAACCTATGACTCTTGGCACTTTACGTCTTACGACAACCCGTTACTTGACTCAGAAGAAATTAACATTGCAAAAAAATCTATGTCTAGCTTTGCGTTCAGGCAAGAGTTCATGGCATCGTTTGAAGCTCAAGGTGGTGAACTCTTTAAAGAAGACTGGATCAAGATGTATGACACCACCCCTGAACTGGGTGATTACTATATCGCAGTCGATCTTGCAGGCTTCGCTGACGTTGAAAAAGCGACTACCTCAAGAGCCAAAAAACTAGATCAGACTTCTATCGCTGTAGTTAAAGTTAGTGAAGATGGTTGGTTTGTAGAGGACATCATTTATGGTAGGTGGGATATTAAGAAGACAGCCCACAAGATCTTTGAAGCAGTGCGTAAGTATGAGCCACTTGCTACAGGTATCGAGAAGGGGGCGTTAAAGAACGCTGTGTTACCCTACCTTACTGACATAATGAAGTCTACACAGAAGTTCTTTAGGGTGGAGGAGTTAACCCATGGTAACAAAAGAAAAGTAGATCGTATAGTGTGGGCGTTACAAGGTAGGTTTGAACATGGTAACATCACGTTGAACGAAGGTAAGTGGAACTCGGAGTTCTTAGACCAACTGTTCCAGTTCCCTAACCCATTAGTCCATGATGACTTGGTTGACTCCCTAGCTTACATAGACCAACTAGCCAAGGTTGCTTACTTCTTCGACTATGAAGATGAAGATGACTTTGAATTTATTGACGAGCACAGTGGTTATTGATATATGTCAGAGAATGAAATACCAGAGAATCTAGTTCCTTTTGACCCAAGCAAGCACAAACCACAAGACCTTGGTTTGGGAGAAGATGGTGAGTTATCTACAGAACACGTTATAACAACTGACTCACCAACAGGGGACGTATGGAATATACCTACTGTATGGTTTGGGCCAGATGGCCGTGGTTATAAATTACCAGATGATATATCTCAAAGGCTTGCGTACTCATACGAAAAAGGTAACAAAGGCCAGTGGCCCAGATTCCCAAAAGGGGAGTATGATGTGGCAGGGCAGGACGCAAGTGCACGATCCAAAGAGGGTGGGGCTACAAAACGCCCCCTCTTTCAACTGTTTGATGAGGTAGAATAAACAATGCCATTAGATGAAACGAAGGGCTACTCGCAAGAAACCCTAGAACAATGGGTAATGGGTAAGTGCGATGACTGGCGGGATAACTTCCAGAGCAACTACAAGGAACGATTTGATGAGTACTATCGCCTATGGCGTGGTATTTGGGCTAAAGAGGACTCCCTTCGTAACTCAGAGCGTTCTCGTTTAATCAGCCCTGCACTACAACAAGCAGTAGAATCTTCTGTTGCCGAAGTAGAAGAAGCTACGTTTGGTCGTGGCCGTTGGTTTGACATTAAAGATGACTTCCAAGATGGTGGTCAAGACTCCTTAGATGTTGAGTTTATTCGTAAGCAGCTTTCTGAAGATATGCAGTATGCCCGCACGAGAAGCTCTATAAGCGAGTGTATCCTTAATGCTGCTGTATTCGGTACAGGTATCGGAGAACTCTACTTAGAGGAGACTACAGAGGCTATTCCAGCCACTCGTCCAGCACTAGATGGAACAGCAGAAGCAGTAGGCGTAGAGAAGCGTGAGCGTTTCCTCGTTAAACTACGTCCTATCATGCCACAGAACTTCCTTATTGATCCTGTCGCTACGTCTGTTAGTGAAGCACTAGGTTGTGCAGTAGATCAGTATGTACCATATCACCAAGTAAGACAAGACATTGATGCAGGTATCTACCGTGATGTAGATATTGACCTATCATCTGTAGATGATGAACTAGAACCAGACCAAGGACTGACGTATGATAATGATGATCGTGTGCGCCTTACTCGATATTACGGCTTAGTACCCGCTAATCTGTTAGAGGAAGCACGAAAAGATGAAGATAGCGATGATGAAGATGAACTGTCTGATGCTATCGAACCAGAGTATGAACAAAGCTATGTAGAAGCCATTGTGGTGATCGCTAACGGTGATACACTGTTGAAGGTAGAGCCTAACCCATATATGATGAATGATCGCCCTATCGTGGCTTTCTCGTGGGATCAAGTACCTTCTCGTTTCTGGGGCCGTGGTATTTGTGAGAAGGGCTATAACTCTCAGAAAGCACTTGACACAGAGATGCGAGCGCGTATTGATGCACTAGCTCTTACAGTACACCCAATGATGGCTGTAGATGCTTCTCGTATGCCTCGTGGTGCTAAGTATGAGATTCGTCCGGGTAAGACATTGCTAACCAATGGCAACCCTGCTGAGATTATGAAACCGTTTAACTTCGGCTCTGTCTCAGATATTACGTTCGTACAGGCTACACAGCTCCAGAATATGGTACAACAGGCAACAGGTGCAGTTGACACAGCATCCTTTGCAGGTGGCACACAGAACGGTACAGCAGCAGGCATCTCTATGTCTATCGGTGCTGTTATCAAACGTCACAAGCGTACTCTATTAAACTTCCAAGAGAACTTCCTTATTCCATTCGTTAGTATGGCTGCTGTTCGTTATATGCAGTTTGATCCTGACTTGTATAAGGCACAGGACTTTAAGTTTGTAGCTAGTGGTTCATTAGGTTTGGCAGCTCGTGAGTATGAAGTTAGCCAGCTTGTACAGCTACTACAAACTATGCCACAAGATTCTCCTATGTACGCTATTGTTCTTGAGTCAGTGGTAGACTCTATGAACTTATCTAGCCGAGAGTCTATCTCTGCTCAGATGAAGCAAATGAATCAGCCAAATCCAGAGCAACAACAAGCGCAGCAGCAAGCACAACAAATGCAGCTTGCCCTTGCACAGCTACAAGTACAGAAGGCACAAGCAGAAGTTGCTGAAATCTCCAGCCGTGTAGAACAGAATGGAGTAGAGACTCAGCTCTTACCAATTGCAGAAGAAACCAACCGTATATCTGCGTTGGCTAACGCACAACCAGAGACAGAGTTTGACCAACTTATCAAGATGGCAGAGCTAGAACTTAAAGAGCTTGCTATCGAAAGTAAAGAGAACATTGTTGAAATGCAAATGGTAAAGGGGGCCAAGTCTTAAAATGGTAACGAAGCAAGAACTTGATGTAGTGTTAACAGATATTAATCGTGTATTCAAGAATCTGGATAAACAGATAGAGGGTTTAAAACAAATGTATGTTGAACTCAGAACTGAATGCAGTAAATCGAAACCAACAACTAAGAAGGGTAAATAATCAGATGGCAAGATCAGCAAGCGCAAGCGCAAAACGATTGAAGGCAAAGGGTGAAGTACGAAAGGCTGCTAAAGCTAAGGCTGTTAAAGCTAAGGCTGTTAAAGCTACTACTAGTACAGGGACGGCTACTACTACTAATACAGGGAAAGCTACTACTAATACAGGGACGGCTAATAATCTAAAAAGGGGTGGTGGTGGTCGTAATACAGCTACCACTAATACAGGGAAAGCCAGTAGGAATGTGACAGGGAGTGGAGCAGGCCTAGCAGCTAAAGTGAAAGTTACTAATACAGGGACGTCTAATAAACTAACAAGGGGTGGTGTCGCAGCTAGTAAGAAAGCTACCCCCGTCTTCACCAAGGCTGAAGTAAAGACTATTCAAAAAGCATCTGATCTACTAAAAGTAAAAGGATTTGGCCGAGGAGGTAAACGATAATGCGAAGAAAAGGTACTAGCCATTTGGCACGAAGAAAACAAGCTATCGCTGATGGTGGTGGCAATGCAAGGACTCGTAAGATGCGTCAACGCCGAGCTGATCTAGGTGCAGGCGCTCCAGCAACAGGTGGTGGTGCAAGGGTAAGTGAGGGTACTCCCTTACCAGCAGTAGTCCAACAACGGGGACTTGCTGCCAGAGGTGTGCCACAGCCTGTTGGTCGTGTCGAATCACCAGAGTTTAGTAGACCCGGAGTGCTTACCTCTGGTCAAGAAGGTATATTAGATGCCAATGCGCGTACTATGAGGGAGATAGAAACACGCAGAGCGTTCAACCCTTATACGCTATACCAAGGTCTTAAATAACAAACAACACTAATAAGGGGTAATGTCAGATGATGACACCTGAAGAACAAAAGTATTATGAAGATTACCTTAGCCTGTTTATCCAAGATGGCTGGGTACAATTTGAAAAAGACATACAGGATAATCTTGATGATTATTCTATAGAGGCTATCAAAGATGAGGGCGACCTAAGATTCATTCAAGGGCAACGCACTATCCTAAATAGCATAAAGAATTTTCGCAACGGGATTGAAAATACCTACGAAAGTCTGCAACAACAGGAAGTAGAAGTAGACTATGTACAGGCTATTTGATTTCGAATGCGAAGATAGCCACATTCAAGAGCGTTTAGTTAAACCTGATGTAATGGAGACTAAGTGTGTTGTGTGTGGTAAACCAACCCAGCGGATAATTTCCCCTGTTTCTTTTCAGTTAGATGCACAGTCGGGAGACTTCCCAACCGCAACTGACCGATGGGCAAAGAAGCACGAGAGAGCCGCTGCTAAATAGCAAGCAAACTATAACCCACAATACTTTTTATAAGTACGGAGTTAAAAATATAATGGCTGCAACATTTTTAAGCGACAACCTTAATGAAGAAGAAGTAAGTTTACAAGAAGATGAAGAACTTACAACCCTTGACGTAGAGGACTCTACAACAGAAGAAGTCGAATCCAATGAAACGGTAGTAGATGAATCTTCTGAAGAAGTAGAACAACCCGAAGCTGAGGAAGATGGCGTACCTGAGAAATATCAAGGTAAGTCTATCTCTGAGATTGTACGGATGCACCAAGAAGCTGAGAAGCTAGTTGGTCGCCAAAGCTCAGAAGTTGGAGAACTTCGGAAACTAGTAGACAACTACGTTAAGACAAATGTCAACAACAATAGCCCACAGGCTCAACCAGAGGAAGAAGTCGATTTCTTTGATGATCCCAATAAAGCTGTAAACAGTGCAATTTCAAACAACTCTGAAATTCAGGAATTGAAAGCACTAAAACAATCCATGCTAGAACAGGACGTACAAAACCGTGTAATGAAAGCACACCCAGATTATTCAGAGATCGCTGCTGATCCTGCATTCGCTGAGTGGGTTGGGGGTTCTGTTGTAAGATTGGAATTGTATGAACGCGCTAATGCTAAGTTTGACTACGATGCTGCTAACGAACTTCTCTCCACTTGGAAAGAACGTAAGGGCGCAGTTGAGCAGGCAAAGGTAGTACAAGAAGCAGACCGAAAGCAACAGCGTAAAGCTGCTTCAACGGGTTCAGCTA